CAGGCGGCGCTGGCTACGGCGCTGGTGGAGGCGCAGCGGCGGATGGACCAGGGTGGCAATGATGTGACAGGGAGGGACGCCGGTTGAGCAGCACACTGACGCTCGTTGAGGCGACGCAACTGGCGGCGCAAGAGGCAGTCATTGAGCGCGGGCTAAAGACGTTCGTTGACGTGGGCAACGCGCTTCTGACGATCCGCGACGGGCGGCTGTACCGGGCCAGCCACAGCACATTCGAGGACTACTGCCAAGAACGCTGGGGGATGGACAGACGGTATGCCAATCGGGTAATTGCAGCGGCTGGCGTGGTGACCAGTTTGGGGCCAATTGGCCCCATTCTCCCGGCTACAGAAAGCCAGGCGCGGCCCTTGACGGCCCTCCCGCCAGTCCAACAAGCAGAGGCATGGCAACGAGCGGTAGAGACAGCGCCCGATGGTAAGGTGACGGCGGCGCACGTGCAAGCGGTGGTAGAGGCGATACGACAGCCGGAAGCGCCCGCCATGCCGCACGTGGCCTTCAACAGCGGCGAGAACGAGTGGTACACGCCACCAGAGTTCATCGAAGCGGCGCGTGAGGTGATGGGAGAGATCGATCTGGACCCGGCCTCATCGGAGATCGCTAATCGGATCGTAAGGGCAAACACTTTCTACACCAAGCAGGACGACGGGCTGGAGAAGCCGTGGTATGGCAGGGTGTGGATGAACCCGCCATACGCCAGCGCGCTTATCAAGCGGTTCGCCGCCAAGTACATGGAGCACGCCAGCGCTGGTGACATTCGTGAGGGGATCGTCCTTGTCAACAACGCGACGGAGACCGAGTGGTTCGAGCAGTTGGTGAGCGTATCAAGCGCTGTCGTGTTTCCGAGAAGCAGGGTGCGCTTTCTCGATCCGAACGGCGAACCCGGCGCTCCATTGCAGGGACAGACCATCATCTACTTTGGAGATAGGCCGGGGGCATTTCTGGACGAGTTCGGCAGGTTCGGGTGGGGAGCCAGGTTGTGACGAAACGTGGGGAGATTCGTGATCAGCAGCTAGGGGCGCAGGTTCGCGACTATAGCGGCCTGCGCTTCGGGCAGATCACGCCCACGGACATTGACGGTTACATCGAGTATCACGGCCGGGCGCATGTGACATGGGAATTGAAGTACAGAGATACCGAACTTCCGTACGGCCAAAGGCTGGCGCTGGAAAGGAATTGTGACGACCTCAACAACACGCGACCGGCCATCGCCATCATCGCCTCGCACGATGCGCGGCGCGGCGAGGTTATCGACGGAGCGAACGCCATAGCGACGGAGGTGCGCTTCAACGGCAAGTGGATGAGGATACACGGACGGACACTCGGAGACGTAGTTGAGGCATTTCTGCGCTGGATCGACGTGACCGGTAGTCAGGGTGGCAATGAACAGGTGGCCTGATGGCGCTTCCAGAAGTCTACCGGGTGGTGCAGTCGTTCCGGGCGGCGCTGACAGCCCGGGAAGCCGCGCAGATGGCGCTGATGGCGCGGCGCTGGGTGCCGGTGCGGCAGGCGCTGGAGAAGCAGATCGCCGACCTGGCCGAGTTCCTGGCCGACCGGCCCTACGTGACGCAGGCCCAGCTGATGCGCATGGAGCGGTACCAGAGCTTGCTGGCCCAGGTGCGCATTCAGATCCGGCAGTACAGCGACTGGGCCGACGGGCGTATCAAGGACGAGCAGCGGGCCATGGGGTGGCTGGGACAGAAGCACGCCGGGGCGGCGCTGGACGCCTGGCAAATGGGGGCGCGCTTCGACACGCTGAACCCGGCGGCGGTGGAGAGCATCGTGGGGGTGACGCAGAGCGGGGCGCCGGTGGGACGGCTGCTGATGGAGGCCTGGCCGGATGCGGTGGAGGGCATCACCAAGGCGCTGGTGTCGGGCGTGGCTATGGGCCAGAACCCGCGCAAGACGGCGCGGCAGATGGCAGAGGGGCTGGACGGGGCGCTGGACAGGATGCTGCGCATCGCCCGCACCGAGCAGCTGCGGGCCTACCGGGCCGGCACCATGGAGCGGTTCAAGTCCAGCAAGCTGATCGTGGGCTACCGGCGGCTGTCCGCCAAGCAGGAGCGCACCTGCATCGCCTGCCTGGTGGACGATGGCAAGTTCTACGAGCTGGCCACGGACTTTGCGGACCATGTCAACGGCCGATGCGCCATGGTACCGGTCCTTGCCGGCCACGAGGACGACAAAGTACCGTACCAGACCGGCCAGCAGTGGTTCCTGAAGCAGGACGACGCGGCCCAGCAGCGCATCATGGGCAAGGCCAAGTGGCAGGCATGGCAGGACGGCGAGTTCACGCTCGACGACCTGGTGAAGCACACCGAGAGCGAGACCTGGGGGCCGAGCATCGGGGTCAAGGGGCTGAAGGAACTCACATCACAAGACTAGCGCGAGATGCGCGAAAAGGAGAAAGCCGAGATGGCTGAAGACACAGTACCACAGGTAGTACCACAGGTACAGGAAGCGCAGACGCCCCCGGCCAGCTTTGACGAGTGGCTGAAGGGGCAGGACGAGCCGGTGCGCAAGCTCTACGAGACGCACACGGCGGGGCTGCGCAGCGCATTGCAGAGCGAGCGGGAAGCGCGCAAGACGGAGACCGGCCAGCTGGCCAAGCAGCTGCGAGAGGCGGCTGCCAAGGCGGAGGCGGGGTCGGAGCATCAGAAGCAGCTCCAGGAGACGGCGGCCAAGCTGGACGCCACGGAGCGCAGGGCCGAGTTCTACGAGGAGAGCGTGCGGCCGGAGATCGGCTGCTCGAACCCCAAGCTGGCCTGGCTGGCGGCGCAGGAGATCGGCGCCATGGACCAGAAGGGCCGGACGAACTGGGAGGCGCTGAAGCAGATCTTCCCGGAACTATTCAAGGTGAAGATAACGCCCGGGAACGCCGGGTCGGGGGCGGGAACGCCGCCGCCGGGTAAGGGCGACATGAACGCCTTTATCCGAAGATCAACAGGGAGGACATAGGAAATGCCTTACAACTCTATCATCAGCCGCACGGACGCGGCCGCGCTGATCCCACAGGAGGTAAGCGCGGAGGTACTGAAGGACCTGGCGGCGACCAACCCGCTGTTTCAGCTGGCACGGCGGCTGCCAAACATGTCCAGCTCGCAGCGGCGCATGCCGGTGATGAGCGCGCTGGCCACCGCCTACTTTGTGAGCGGCGACACCAGCCTGAAGCAGACCAGCGAGGTGAACTGGGAGAACAAGTACATCGACGCCGAGGAGCTGGCCGTGATCGTGCCTATCCCCGAGGCGGTACTGGACGACTCGGCCTTTGACGTGTGGGGCGAGGTGAAGCCGGCGCTGGTGCAGGCCCTGAACAAGGCCATTGTGCAGGCCGTGCTCTATGGCACCAACATCCCCACGTCGTGGACCACGAACCTGGGCTACGCCGGCCTGGTGGCCGTGTGCACGGCGGCCTCGCAGACCATCTCGGCGGCGGCCTACACCGACCTGTACGAGGCCATCCTGGGCGAGACCGGCGCGGGCACCGACGGCCTGTTCATGCTGGTGGAGGCGGACGGCTACGGTGTGACCGGCGTGCTGGCGCACCTGTCCATGAAGGGGCAGCTGCGCAACACCCGAGACACCAACGGCCTGCCGATCTTCAAGACCAGCATGCAGGACCCCAGCCGCTACGAGCTGGACGGGGCGCCGCTCTACTTCCCCAACGACGGCAGCATCGTCAGCGGTTCCTCGCTGATGATCGCCGGGCAGTGGGACCAGCTGGTGTACGCCATGCGGCAGGACATCACCTACAAGGTGCTGGACCAGGCGGTGATCCAGGACGCCGGCGGCAACATCGTGTACAACCTGGCGCAGCAGGATATGGTGGCGCTGCGGGCGGTGATGCGGCTGGGCTTTGCCCTGCCGAACCCGATCAACGCCATCCAGGGCACCGAGGCCAGCCGCTGCCCGTTTGCGGTACTCACCGCTTAGTCGACGGGGCGGGGACACCCCGCCCCCTCACAAGGAGGATGACATGGGACTGTTTCCAAAGGCCGTTTCAGAGTACCTGGCGATGGTGGGCATCCCTCGGGGGCCGTACAGCCAGGTCTATATCGTGGACCCGGTGAACGGGTCAGACTCCAATCCCGGCCTGAGCTTCAAGCAGCCGCTCAAGACCGTGGCTGCCGCGTACGCGCTGTGCACGACCAACCAGCATGACGTGGTGCTCTTCCTGGGCATGGCCTCGGCGGACAACCCGGCGGCGGCCATCGACTGGGCCAAGAGCTACACGCATCTGGTGGGCATGAGCGCGCCGCTGCCGGGCGTGGGCCAGCGCTGCCGGCTGGTGGGCACGGCGGCCCTGGACCTGGACTACATCATCGACTTTCAGGGCAGCGGCTGCATCGTCAAGAACATCCAGTTCTACCAGGGCAACGACGCGGCCGAGGACAGCGGGGCGGTGATCGTGAGCGGAAGCAGGAACCACTTTGAGAACTGCTTCTTCGCCGGCATGGGCCACGCCACGGCGGCCGCCCGGGCCGGGTCGTACAGCCTCAAGGTCACCGGGGCGGAGAACTGCTTCGAGCGCTGCACCGTAGGCCTGGCGACTATGGTGCGCGCGGCCGCCAACACCGAGCTTTGGCTGACCGGCGAGTGCAACCGCAACGAGTTTCGCGACTGCGAGATCGTGAGCTGGTCGGTGACGGCAGGCAAGTTCGGCGTCAAGCTGGACGCCAGCGCGGTGCCGTACACCCTGGTGTTCAAGAACACGGCCTTCATCAACCTGAACAGCGACAACGGCGCGGCCGGCGGCAAGCCGGACAACGCCATCAGCGACGCGGCCACCCCGATGCACCAGATCGTGCTCTGGGGCGACTGCCCGCTGGTAGGCTACGATGGCTGGGCCGACACCGCGACCTACGTCTACGGCGCCGGGGCCGTGCCCAACGCGGGCTACGGCATCGCCGTGAACCCGACCACCTAGACCTGCAGGGGGGTGGTAGCTTGCCACTCCCCTGCTCTAGACCAACACAAGGAGAGATAGACCATGACTGTAGCAGTGGAACAAGAGGGACGGGGGCTCCTGTCGATCAAGATCACCGGCGTGGCGAGCACGGACAATGGCGGGATCGGAGCGGTGCTGAACCCCGAGGGCGTGGACTGCGTGATCCTGCGCACCACG